ATCCATTCCCTGTCCTGGTATCGCTTCAGGAACTCGGCCTGACTGACCTTCTCCCCCGAGAAGGCGTGAAACTCGATCTCGGCATCCTTGAGCAACCAGACAACCGTGCGCCGGGGCTTGCCGTCATTCCCCTGCTCGATGGTGTCGAGGTAGCCATTCTCACCGAGGGAGCCGCCAGAGGTGAGTGCCGCCGCGACGGCGTGGGTATTGGCAGAGGAGAGTGGGTGCTGGTGATCGACCAGCACGGAGAGCTTTTCGTTGGTATTCATCGGTTCATTCGGGACTGTTAGTGGCTATTAGGCCGTGGCTGCGGGGAACTGCTTCCCGCTATACTTCCACGAGGCGAAGTCGTCGTTCTTCTCGGTCTTGCTGAAGGAATCGATGACGATGATCCCTCCCGAGATGGTGGAGGGGATGTTCGAGGAGGCCACTCCTAGCGTGATCGAAGGGTAGTCGCCCGATCCCTCCACGGAGAACTCGGCTGTCGGGTCGTAGGTGCAGGCGGCAGAGAAAGCCCCGGTGCGATCCTTGAGCACCTTGGTCTCGGTCTTGCGCGAGGTCGTGACCTTGGAGATGGTGCCGGAGGTGAAGGAAGAGATGCCAATGGCGGCGGTGACGGCGGGCATGGTGGGTGGTCGGTTAGGGGTGGTGGGTTGCTCTTAGCTCCACTTCATGGCCTCGAGGGAGAAGTCGGGGAAATCCTCGTTGGACTCATCGACGGAGACGGAGGTCACGACCGCCGTGCCGGAGCTGACATTGGCATTGGCAGCCGCAAGCGTGAGCGCAGGAGCACCCTTGCCCTTGACCGAGAGCTTGGTCTCGGTGAACGGAAGCACTCCGACCTGCTTGGTAACTCCGCTTGAGTCCCTGATTGTCTTGATCTCCTTGGACTCGTCCTGAGTCACCTCAGTGATGACGCAGCCAGTGAGCGCGGAGCTGAGTGACTGAAAAGCTGTGGAGATTCCGATGGCAGGCATATATTACTTGGAGGGCTGGGGTTCGGGAGCAGGGGCGGGTGATTTCACGACATCCTTCTCGAGGATGAGGGGGTTGGGCTTCTCGCTCATGGAAGTGAAGGCGTGTCAAATCTCCCAATCACTCCGAGACGCCGACCACGGCCTCGACCTCAGCGACCCATGAGTTCCCCTCCTGGCTTGTCTTGGTTCCAGTTGACCAGACTCCGCAGAATGCCGGGGTGCCGCTGACGCTTGGCCAGTTGGCTGTGAGAGAGGTGGAGGTCAGGGCGGCGGCCAAGCCATCGAGCACGGCATCGAGATCGGATAGCGCGGAGGCTCCCAACAGGGCCGGGGAGACAACACGGATGGTCACGGGGGCCTTCCAGAGATTCCCAGCCACATGGTCAACCGTGGCCGCAGAGATAACCAGTGTCGTGGTCTCCGGGGGGATCTCTTCGTAGCTTGTGCCGGTATGGATCACAGCCGTCGGGAAGGAGACGGCGAGGGCCGTCTTGAAAGCGGCTTCGATGGCTAAAGGATTCATTTAGGAAATGATGAATGATGAAGGATGAATGATGAATGGAGGCTCACCGGCTCGATATTTCCGCATTGACGACGATCACAGGATTCGAGATGTCGCCCTTATTTCTGTCCGCGAATCTGACGCGATAGCTCTCATTCTCATCCACGAGAAGCAGTGTCGCCCCATGGGGTGGCTTGGGTGCTCTGCCAATCGGCCAGGTGACCGTGATATTCTTCGAGATGGCAAACCCTCCAATTTCAAGGCTTTCAGTGCGCTGAGAAAATGGAACCTGTGCAAGAAACGGAGTGCCGCCGTTGATGCTGATTCTGCAGCCTTCGGAATCTGCAAGATGCTTTACTCGCTTCTTGTGTGCTCTCTCTGTGGTGCTGCGCTTCACACCAGATCGTAGGTGTCAAAGGATCACCCCTGTGAAGCAGAAGGCCGTCCCCCACGCACGAGGGACGGCCTTGCTTGGTTTGCCTAGTCCTAGTGGGAGACTTAGGCGGCGGCGACGATGAGGCCCATCGTGCCGGAAGTGACGGCCTTCGCGGCTCCGAACATCACCTCGGCGGAGGCGACGATCGCGCGGCTGGAAGGATCGCTCCAGACGTTGTAGTAGATCGAGAGGCCGATCTGGTCGAGGGTCACCACATCGCTGACGAGCATGCGATCACGCACATGATCCATTGCAGGAGCGGCGGAGGCAATCGCCAGAGCCTCGGGCGAGCAAGCGAAACCAGCGAGGCGGGTCTGACCGCTGAACTGGTTGGCATAGAACACGCCGTTGTCGAACCCATACGCGCCCTTGTCGAGCGTGATCGAGGTCGTCGCGGTCGGGATGATGCCGGAGTAGAGAGTCGGCGAGAGCACGAGGCCCTTGCTGCTGCTCTTGCTCACGGAAGCCCACAGCTTGGCGAGGTCGCCAGCGGCGAAGTTCGCGGAAGCAGTGGCTGGAGCGACGACCGCCGCGCCGTAGTTGGCAACGGTGATCGGGGCGGTGACGATGCTCCAGATCTTGTCGGCGAGAGCATTGAGGTTGATCTTCACCAGCTTCTCGAGCTTGATCGCGCTCTGGATGTCAGAGTAATCAAGGCCGAAGGGCTGATAGATGTGGTCGAGGGCGACGGTGGCCTTGTCCAGAGTCGTGCCGCCAGTGCTGTTGAAGCTGGTCGGGTTGGTCTGGGTGGAGGCGGTGGCCGTGGCGATGGGCACCTGGATGGTGTCCTTGGGCTTCTTGACCTCTGAGGAGTGATCCGAGCTAAAAAGCGTCAGGGCGGCCAAGCGATTGGCTAGGACCGTCTGCGCCTGCTCCGAGATCGTGGACGCGATAAGCGCGCTGTCGATTGTGTTGGGCATGGTGGGTGGGGTTGGGTTGGGGTTTGCTTGGCTTTCCTGAGAGTTAGTCCCTCATGAAATTAGTTGCGCCTTGCCGCGAAGATCGCGGTCTTGTGCGCCTTGAAAAGTTCGGCTGCGAGCTTCTTGTCGCCTGCCTCGACGGCGGCGGCATAAGCCTCGACGGGATTGAATGGGGCGGCCTGTGCGTCCATCTCGATCTCGACATCGGAGGGGAGGAGGCCCACGGCCCGGAGGGCGGTGCGCTTGATCTCCTCAAGCTTGGCGATGGCCAGATCACGCTTCTCGACTTCAGCCTTCAGCGCGGTGAGATTCCGATGGGCGGTCTCGAGATCGGCGCGGAGATTGATGACTTCAGCCTTGGTGTTCTCAAAATTAAGAACGACATCGGAGAGCCGGGAGGAGAATCCTTCTGGAAGTTCGGTCACGACATCATCATCTTTTGCGTCAGGCTCGGCAGGAACTTCCTCGGCCTTCACTTCCTCGACCTTCTCGACGGGGGCCTCGGCAGGGGCGGCTTCCTCGGGGAGGTTCTGAGTCCCCTCGGGGCCTTTGACTTCGAGTTCGGCGGTGACTTCCTCGACCTTGATCTCCTCGACGGGAGCCTCGGCGGGAACTTCTACGGGGGCGGTTTCGGGTTCGCTCATAGCTTGAAAAAGGCCGGATGGGTTAGCCGCTGGCTGATCGACCAGTGCCACGGCGTAGATTTCTACAGGCCGGGCGTAACGGTATTCGTCGATCTCCTCGGAGACCCCGGAGAACTCGATGGAAAGCCCAAAGCTGGAAGGCATCATTTCGGCCATCTCGCAGATGCGCTCATATTCCTCGCCGCTCTTGATGAGGTGGAAATCAGCGCGGAGTTGGTTGCCGTCGATCACGAAGTCACGAAGGACTCCCTCGATCTCTCCGAAGCCGCTCCCGTGGTCGCTTTTCACCTGGAGGCCGTCGACGTAGGTCTCAGCGGAAGCCTTGACCATTTCGAGGGATGTCTGGTCGATCCATATGCCGTGACCCTTGGCCTCGACCCCTGCGGTGATGACAGAGACGCCGCGAAGGACTCCAGCCTCACGGTCAACCCGTGAGCCAGTGGCGGCGGCGAAGAGAGTCAGCTTCTGCATATTGGAGAAATGCGGAGTGTCAAACGGCGGGGTCAGTCACCGGGTCTGGTGCCGGAGGTGGAACAGGTGATCCGGGCGCAGGAGGAAAGACTTCCTGAACGCTGATCTCGACTCCCTCCTCGGCGGCGATCTCCATCACACGCTTCTTGCGGCGGACGGCTGCGCGGATGGTATCGTCGAGAACCTTGTCGTGATCCTTCCCCTGCATGTTGTAGAAGTCCTGTGGGGAGATCTGACCACGGAGCAACATGTCGCTGTAGAGGCGACCATCCCGACCGATGTCCACGCTGACCTTCTGCGGGGCGGTAAACTCGCACCTCCACCAATCTTTGCCATCGTTCGGCATCGGGAGTCGACCAGCCTCGATCTCCTGCCATACCCAGAACCGCCAGAAGGGGGCGGCAAAGCTCTGGATTATTATCTCCTGAATGCGGCCAATCGTCTTGGCGGCATCCTCCATGGCGAAGCGCATGGTCGCACCCCCGGCCTCCTCGGGATCGAACAACACCGAGGCAGGCATGTTGAACCCGTGAGCGATGTCGCGGCGAAGATACTTCAGGAAGGTGTCGAGGTTCGCGGAGGGGTGAGTGTTATTCACCGTCTCAATCGACTCGCCGGGGAGAAGCCTTGGGACTATCGAACCCTCCATCATCTGGTCACGGGTGACGGTTCCGCTTCCTGTGGAAGTCTTCTGAAGCGAGCTTCCCAGCCCAATGCTCTGCGCGTCTGGCGACTTGATGATGAAGGCTAGGGAACTAGCTAATTTACTGCTCATCTTCTCATAGCCAAGGATCTCGGTGATGTCCTGGAGGTGATCGGCGGCGCGGTGGAGCCACGGGCGGGAGCGCACCTGACCGATGCGATCAACCTTCCCAACGCGGGTGAGGTCGTCGGCAGAGATCTCGTTGTATTCGGCATAGTTGCCGGGGGCCTTCAGAACGCGGTAGCGGGTCGGCGCACCGAGCTTGCTGACCTTCACGCCGTCCACCCATCCATCCTTCACATCCCCGTGAGCCGATCCGACGTTCTCGCCCGGCACGATACGGAACATGGCGCGGCCTGAGTTGCTGGTCTGCTTCTGCCAGAAGCAATCGCCAGCGAGGGCCATCTGCTTTACCAAAAGCTCCTGTGCGTCGTAGAAGTTGACCGACTTGGAGACATCGACGCCAAAAGCGGAATTGCCACAGGCATCCTCGAAAGCCTGCTCTGCCATGCGGTTCCAGTTCTCATCGGCGGTCTTGGCCTGTGGCACTAGAGGCCCGACGAACTTCGCCACGCCGTCCACCGCACGGGCGGCTAGGCCGATATTCTCATAGAGGAAAAACGATTTCTTGGTCTGCTCGATCCGGGCGGAGGGAGTGAGTGCCTTGCTCGCGTCCAAGGTCGGCGTGTAAATCCACATCCGCTGGGGCGATGCGATGCCATCAGCAGAGGAGAAGTTGGTTGCCTTCTTCGGGCGACCCGCTCCGGGTCGATAGCCACCACGCTTTGATTTTGGTTCGCTCATGACAGAGCGCACCTGTCAAAAAATCAAAGAAATCAAACCGACATGCGGATGCCGCTGAAGTCGGGACTCGTGCCAAGCTGACGGCCACCGGGGCCTTCATCGATGACCTCCTCAATGGCGGCGAGAAGGAGATTCGCCGGGGCACTGATCTGTCCGCTCACTCCACCGCCCTGACCTGAGGAGGAGATGATGACGCTCTCATCAACCTTCCCATAGTGCTCTTCTGACAAGGCATCGAGTTCTGCATTCTCATATTTACTGCCGTTCCATGTCCATGCGGTAAACTTCCGCCTAAGATACTTCTTTACCCCGGAGAGGTTCTGAAGATGGTTGATTGAGTAGGAGTCGGCCATGTAGGCCGCCCCGTGTCAAAGGGTCAGAGACGACTGCCGTAAAAGGGTCACTAGGCATCCACGGAGGCTGGCGCGGAGGGGGTGGCGCGTCCGAAGTTGTTCCTCATGACGGCCCATGCCACGCAGTGGAGCTTGGTGCAGTCGCCGAAGTGGTCATTGGCTACTTTCTTCCAGTAGAAGGGGGAGACTCGGGAGTTCTTATTCTCCAGTAACTGCTGGCCGGTGTGCCCCTCGATGAAGTCACGACCGACATCGCTCGGGAGATGAAGCTGTGGCGGCAGCCGCTTCTTGATCCTCTCCAGATAGAGGTGGGTCTTCCAGATGGTGTCGCCGTAGGTGTAGAGCAGGATATTCAGCCCCTTGATGGTGGTGACGGCGTAGTTTCCGAAGGTGCTCTCTGATCCCTTCGAGGGGTAGTAGAGACCACCCGATTTCGCACAGACGGAGTAGACCCGCTCGGTGAGGAAGCCCGAATCGATCAGCCCGGCCACCGGCGCGACGATCTCCTCACTGCCCGGCAACTGGTAGCGGCGAGCGGCAAGGAACTCGGGGGAGATCAGATCCTCGACGGATAGC